TGCGGGGCTTGGATCAGGATTACCTACTTGAGGCTTCCCCTGAGTTCACAGAGTTTTCATTGGCCAATTACTTGACCACGCGGCTACAACTAACCGACTTGCTCAAAGAAAGCATTCTTGCCCACCACAGTTTCAACCGAAACTGCTTCACGGAGGCGCGAACCTTTCTGCTGAACGAGGTGTTCAACATTCCCTTTGTATTGCTCAACAAACGCAGTGGTGATTTGAACTGACACTGGTCAATTCTCCTTCTTCACTAGGTTGCGTTTAGGGTGAAAGTGGTTGTCCCGTGTGGGGCCACGCGCCGTCTTTCCGGCTGTCCTTAGTCGGGCCGAATGGTTATCCGACAGATACGTTTTGCGCGACGGCTTCAGTGCCGTGCGCCAATTCTGCAAGTCTGTTCATTTTCGCCACCAGCGCCTTATGCTCTGGATGGGCGTTATCCCAAAAGGCGGGGTTAGCCCGTATCTGGGCCATTTGCTCCTTGGCCATGTCTGGCGTTGTGCCAAACTGCCCGGCGCTTTCGCCTTCCTTAAACTGTGGCCCGCTGCCAAGCCCCATGCCGATTTTGGCAAAGGCGCGGACAATATGCGGGTTTGATCCCAGGCCGGATTGATCCAACACCTGACGCAGTTCGTCAGAGCCATACTCACGCAGCGCGCGCTTTGCCGCCTCTACCCGTTGTGGAAATGCGTTGCCGTATTCCTTTTGCAACTCGCCTTCCCATTCGGCTTGCTGGTCTGCCGCCTGGGTCTGGGCCGCTTGCATGGTCGCCATTTGCTGCTCAACAAAACGGTCATGCAGCCCCTGCGCCATTGCCGCTGGCACTTTCATTTCATGGGCCGCGCCGCGAAACCAATCGGACAAATCCTGGTTGTACGCCTCGAAACCATCCGGTGCGGCCAGTTGGTAGTCTTCGGCCTTTTCCGGCGTTCCCAGCTTCTGCCAACCCTCCCATTCGGAAAGATCGCTGCCGTCCGTTGGCAACACAACTTTGTCAGCGCCCACCTGTTTTTCCAGGTTGACGTATGATTTTAGAACGTCATCGGCGCCTTTCCATCCTTTGGCTTCGATGACTTCATGGTAATCGTCCAGACCTTGCGTCCAATCGGCTGCAACTTCTGGGTTGCCCGCATCCTCTGTTAGGATGGCGGACCCTTCAGTTTCATTCGGCATTAATATCTTCTCCTATGCTAAGTGATAAAAGTTTGTCTTCATCGATGGCCAGGATCGACAGAATGCGGCGCACGATGTCTTGTGAGCCGTGCATGTGTTGCAATTCGGCACTGTCTCTCTGGCCGGTGATGGTCAGGATCCCGCTGACCTTGATGAGATCCAGCAGAATAGCCTTGCCTTGCGGCGTGTAGAGAAAGATTTCCTTGTAAGCCTGGGCCAATTCGGCCTGGGCCTTATGCTGTTCAAGCAATTACTGCTGGCCCATTTCAGCTATCTGCGCGACTTTCAGACCGGCATCGGCCAGTTGTGGCGCAGAGTTCATGCCCGCTTGCATCGTTTCCGCTTGCTGGCGTTGGCCGCGCATTTCCGCGACTTCTTCCTCATCGCGCAGAATACGTTGCGGAGCGCCGTTGATTTCAGCCAGGGACCGCGTGATCTCATCGGTGTTGAAGTTATCCATGACCGATGGGTCAACGGCCGCAATGGCCTGGACACTTTCGAGAGTACGCAAGATCCCGACGCCTTCTGGTGCCCGCATGGCTTGGGTTAGAGGCGAAACATATTCAACCTCGTATTCGCCCGTTGCTTCTTCCAATGCCGGCGGCATAGCCGGAATCATTCCTTGCTCTGCCAACACGGCAAACTCGCGCTCAATGAGCGGGCCTAATGCTTCGGACTGTTGCCGGCCTACGGTAGGCGCTAACAGGGCACCTTTCTCTTGGGCACGTTGCAACACTTCGGTTGCCGTCATTTGCGGCGATTCCACAAGGATCTGGAATAAAGTCACAAGGAAGCTGTCTTGGATAACCTTGCGCCGTTGCTCCATCATTTCAAAGCCGATGTCTACACGCGCACCTGTATAAAGGGGTTGAATGGGCGCCTGGGAACGCCCATCCATCCTTGCAAACGTCGCCGCGCCAGGCTTGGCATTGACGGGGAGGATTACGCCATCGTCTGCAATAATCAAAGGTGGGTCCACAGCCTTTTGACCAGCGCGGATAACCGTCTTTGACATTTCGTTAATCATCTTGATGTCCGGCAAGATCGTCATGGCGGGAGAACGGCCATAGACCTCACGCGGGCCGGTGACATAGCGGCTGACGATGTACGGCATATCGTCAAAGCCGCCTTCCTCTATAAGTTGCTGTTCCTTGACTTCGTAATAGCCAGAGAACCACGGGCTATTGCGCCGGTCCCGTGCGGTAGGATCACGGTCTGTACGCGGGCAAACCAGGTGCAGCAGTTCGATTTTGTCGTCAGGCTTGTCTTCCGCCATCTTGCGAAGGTTGTCAGATAGGTCGCCATCCTCAAACATGCGAAGGGCTTGCCGGGCTGTTACCTGGAACTTGCGGAACACCGTGTCAATACGGCCCATTTCGTTTTCGCTGATATAAAGGTCCGACAAATGAATTTGCCGGTACATCAAACCACCTTCGGGATGCTCATCAACAAAGAGAGCGCCTGTACCGAACGCACCTAGGGCCATGTAACCTTCGTGCATTTCCTTAGAGAAACACGCTTTAGGCGAATAACGGTGGCTAAACATAATGGATGTGACCTGATCAAACCACAGGCGCACATTATGGTCGCGGTTGAGAGCGGGATCGGTAGCGCGCAACTGGTGCCAGCGTGAACCTCGCGGCGTCAACAGGCTTTCAATGGCCGATGCAAAACGCTCACAGGCGAGGGCGGCGGTGGCGTCATATAATTTTGATGTGCGTTTATCGCCAGCCGTCAACTCGCCCGTGAAGATACGCGAACGCGGCAAGACCCGCTCCGCTATTTCTTCCCAATGGCCTTCCCATACGGACCTATCGTTTTTTAAACGAGAGTAGCGGGAGAAAACTTCGTCTGTACCTGGAGCAGCCATTAGACCCCCATGAGTGTAGTTTTGCGGATTGCCGACACATCAGTGTTGCGCGGCGTTCCCATTAGTGTTGTTTGCATGCCATTGCGCGGTGCAGAACCGCCGCCGTATGCTGCCGACGCATTACGCTGTGCCGTATCCAGGCGGGCGCCCATCGATGTTGGCGGTAACTTTTTGCCCGCGGATTGGCGCTGCATGGCCGGCACACACACGTTACTTGCCCTTGGGTTTGCTTGGCTTCTTTGGCGGTCTTCCGCGCTTTGAGCCATACGTTCCTTTGCCTTTTGGCATATCAACCTCCTAGCAATGTGGTTCGACCAATATTGGCTTCATTCATTACACCCGTTGGGCCGGTCATAAGCGTAGAGCGGCGCCCACTAGCCTGGACGCGGGCGCGGCGTCGTGAACGCGCTCCCTCGCCAGATCCCCCGCCTACAGGTGCGGATGGTTCTGTGCCCATTGGCGCGGGTGGTGGCGATGGCGGTGAAGGTGGTGGTGGATCAGGTGTGATGCACATGTCAACCTCCTAACAAGCCTTTGCCGCCACCACCGCCTAAGATGCTGCCGTGGGAACGAAGATTAAGAGTTCGTAAGCCGCCGAGGATAAGCCCCCCTGGCGCCGCAAGTTGGGCCGCTGCCAAGCCCTTTTCTTCTGGCGTGGACAAGCTTGACGTTGGGTTTAGTGCGATGTCTGCTGCTTCTTTCGTGGACAATCCACTGTGACCAGCGCCGCTGACAGAGCCGACATTTCGCGTGTGGGCGAACGAATCAACTTTGGTTTCACGCTCAATGGTATTGGTGTCGTCGCTGGTTGCTCCACCACACATATCAACCCCCTAGCAATGTCTTGCCAATATTGGCCTGAGTTTCGTCGCCCGTGGCGCCGGTCAATATGGTTGAACTTCTGCCCTTCATAGAAAGCCGCCTTTTCCGCATGGCCCGCGCTTCCTCATTGACGCGAGGATCATCCCGCGTGGGTGGGGGTGGCGGGGGTGCCGGTGGTTCTGGCAACTTCGGCATCTTTGGTGCCAAGGGTCCAACACACATCTTCGCTCTCCAATCTGGTCTGCGTCCACGAATAGCAATGATAAGGCACTCTGTTCTGCCCGTAGTCTTCAACGGTGGCTTCGCGGACGGCGCCCAACAGTTCTAACCATCGATGCGCCACATGGTGATTATCGTGGCTCCAACATTCAGCCCGCACGAACCCGGCATCAATCAGTGTCGGCATCACCGTCTGGTTGATGTGGCGCGTTACGCTGATTGCGACTTTCGGCCACCTGTCCGTTGCGAACATCCAAACGCTGGCTACTTTGGGACGTGTTTCCGTTGCCCCCCAGGTAGCGACAGGGACCACCCCATAGCGCGCAACATACTTCAAGCCGTTTCCAGCCACAGTCCCCAGGGCCAAACTCTCTGGCGTCTGGACAGATGTCACTGGCCATATTTCTTCTGCGTCCAACTCACGCATATTGCGGGCAATATCGGCAACGTCAGGATAGCGGGCATCAATAATGTTAACCAAACTCATTGTAATCACTGACTACAACGGGCTGGCCCCCCGGCTGGCGCCCTGTCTTTGCCATCATGGCGTAATCACTGCTGTCACCGTCACGCAATCCAATAGCGGCATAGCGCATGGCGTCGGCAGAATGCGAACTGGCATCGTGGTTGGGCTTCTCCCGCCAGGTCTGGTTCCGGTCATTCCACTGCCTGTGGTAATGCCTAAGATACTTCAGCCCCAAGGCGCAGTTCTGACGGTCAAAATGTAGGGTGGGGAGCAAGCCCCTTACAGCTTCGATGCCGTCCTGTAAAGATAACTTGGCGACAATGGTCGGGCGTACCCCCAACCCCTGCAACATTTCATAGCGCGATGAACCACTGCCCAACTCACGGACAAGAACATCGTGAGGAAAATAATGATCGCCATAGACATAAGGGAGAGAACGCAAGTGAGCGATGTAGTGATGCAATCCTTCACCAGAACTCTCATAATAATCAATAATCCTATGCCCGGTTTCACCGCGGATAGATTGGCCAAACCATATGGCCGTGCTATCGCGCATGCCTAAGTCAAAGGCCGTCCAGACGGGCACGTTTGGCTCCCAAGGGACTGACCCAATCTGGCCTTGTAACTCCATGCGGTCCAGCGTTTTGGCGTAATAGGCGCCGACAAGGGCCGCTGACCAGGAACATTCAAACTCCTGATCATACTGACTCTCATCCATGGTATCCCGTGCGGCCTTCAGTTCCTTCTCAGGAATAATCCCGGTCTGGCTGGCAGGGAAGCGCATGGCGAACCACTCATCGTCGCCATCTTCCATGTTCCGAATGGCCGTATCGTAAAT